TGAGCAAGCAAACAGCGACCGAGGTGCTTGGTCGCGATTTCGACGTGGAGCGCGAACGCATGGCTGAGGAAGAGGACCGTCGCGTAGACGGTCGCGTGAACGAGATGATCGCGCTGGGGCAGCGCGGGCTTCAGGCGGGCGGCGGCGTGAGCGCGGGGGAGATGGGGTTTTAGCGAGCTACTGTGCTTCCGTCTCATCATCATCATCATCTGGAAATCCGGCGCGTTTCAGTGCGCGCCATTCGACATCAAGCGGAAAGGAATAGATCAATCTTTCGTCGCCATACACATTAGTCCTTGCCAGAACCAGCGCGTTATGCCGATTTGCGAGATGAGCCATTTTGCGAATGGCATCAGGCACAGAGTCGCCGAGGTTGATCTCATAAAATATCACGCGCGGTTTTGGGCGCTGGACATTATGCAAAAGTCCAATTACGTATCCGATCAGTACCGCCATAATGACGAAAATTATTACGATTCCTGTGTCCATGCTTCTGTGTTTCTTTCCGCCTCGTTTCGAGGCAATTATTGCGCGTAACCGACGCGCGCGGGTTATTCAGTCGTGTCTATGCGCTTGCTATCAACTTCCTGCTCGTCGTAAGGATCGTACTCGTCGCCCCACGCGCCTATGCGCTGGTCGCCCATAATCTGCGAGCCCTCCACCTGGCGCAAAAGTGTCCCCCCAATTTCGAGGGGGGACACACCAGGCACTAAAGGTTGTGATCACTGCGATCATCAAACATGTCGATGTGTGGGGTGACGCCAGTAATGTCAGCAAAAGTTGCTTCTGTGATGCGTCCCTCTTTCAGCGCAAACACGACATCAATGAATGGGAGCAGGGCTTTGATGTCTTCACTGGCGAAGATGCCCAGCGTATAAAACGCAATCCTGCCCACTGCTTTGTCTTGCTTTTCAGTCAGCGTCTTGGGGTCGCGCACGGTGTAACGAAGTCCTGAAGTGCTGTAGGTTGAACCCATTTTGTAGATGTAGTTACCTGCCTTTATCTTCAAAGCTTCTTCAGCCTTCAGCTTCGCTGCTTGCTTTTCTTCCTCCTGGATGTGGAAGATAGCGCGACTGATTTCATAAGAAGTCGCCCAATTGGTGGGGTTGTAGCGATTGTAATCTCTAACAATGCCCATTTCTTTGCGCGTTTCAGCAATGTCCATTTGCAACTGATTAGCTGCTTCCTCAACGCGCTGCGTAAAACTTTTCTTCTGACCAGGCAGTCCGCCAAGCCTGGCAAGCGGGACTGTGGTTGTTGTGGGTTTGTAGTCGCTCGATTTTGGTAGTTGATTGCTCATTTGCTCGTCTCCTTGATTACCTAACCATGAATACAGTCTATCATAGATACGTATCCATGTCAAGCATTTGCTACCCCCCACTTTCGGGAGGGGGGGCAGATTTGTTCTTGCGCTTGTACTTGCCCCGCCCCGCCAGCGCGAGTACAACATCGAAAGATGGAATTGTCTTGGAGAGATGATCGCGGACGAATTCCGCAATCGATGTGTAGCCCTGCGCTTCTGCAACTTGCAGAAGCGCTTGATACTGTTCATGCGATAAGCGCACGATGATCTCTTTAGAACTTTCAGTTTTGCGAGGCATCCTGTTTCCTCATCGTGTCTACTTGTAGCGCTGCATCACCCTCGCGCAGCAGATGCAAGCGCATCTGCTGCGCGAGGGTGATGTACAGTCGAATTGCTAACAATTTAGTTGGCGTTTGCCCAATTGCGGATTGCGGTCACTGCGCTGTCGATGTCTTCCTCGATTTCCCCGCGAATTTCTGCGCGCTTGTATTAGAGGTATTCGTCTTGATTCTGCCAAACCTGCGACGTGCTGTAGCCCATTTTAGGAAAGTCCATTTCATGGACATTTTCTTCAATCTCAGCAATATCCATGTCAATAGTGGTTTCCGCGTGCGTGCGCACGTACTCGCGCAACGCATCGTCGCTCAATTCTGCAATATCGCGCGGGTCTGAATTTAGAACCAGCCACAGGTACGAACCACTGTTGTCTTGAATTGTGTAGGTGCGTGTCGTTGAGTTGAACATTTTCTCGTCTCCTGGATTGTGGTCAGGGGGTCAATTTGTTTCCTAACCATGAATACAGTCTGTCATAGATACGTATCCATGTCAAGCATTTGCTACCCCCCACTTTATGGGGGTCGCAGCAAAGATATGATGACAATTGTTTACATTTTCGAGGTTGATGTATGGCTGATCACGCTGATAGACAGGGGTGGCGGGCGCTGCTGGATGAGCAGCATGGGGAGGTGGCGGCGGCGCTGCAATCTGCCTATCAAGGCGTGCAGCAACGCCTGGGCGAGAATGTTGCTGCGCTGGAGGCGGCGCTTGGAGCGCTGACTGAGCCTGCAACAGCGCAGCAGATGCGCGAACTGCGCGACTTCCAGATGCTGCTCAAAAATATCAACAGCGAGATGGACGCTTTTGCGCAAATGGCGAGCGAAGGCGCGGGGCGGTTGCAGGCGGGCGCGGTGAACGTGGCGACGCAGACGGCGTATGCGCAAGTGGCGGCGCAAGCGGGCGGCGCGCAGGTGATCGCCGGGTTGTGGCAGCAGCCGGACCCGGCAGCGCTGCAAAACATCATTCAGTATGCGAGCAGCGAGGCGTTCCAGGCAGCGATGGCGCGATTTGGCGCGAACGCAGCGGCGCAGTTTGGCGACGCGATGCTGGCGTTAACGGCGCAGGGATTGAACCCACGCGCTATAGCTGAACATATGAGCAGATGGCTGGGGATTCCGTATGCGTGGGCTGAGAACGCGACGCGGACGATGCAGATGTACAGCTATCGCGCGTCTTCGCACGCGCTGTACAGGAGCAATCCGCGCGTCGTCGAGGGGTGGCTGTGGCGGGCGGCGCTGGACCCGCGGACGTGCATGAGCTGCGTGGCGCAGCACGGGACGCGGCACACGCTGGAAGAGGAACTGCGCGATCATCATCGCGGGCGGTGTGCGCCAGTGCCAATCGTGATCGGATCGACGTGGGTGGATGACGTGCAGAGCGGGGAGACGTGGTTTACGCGGCTGCCGGAAGCGCAGCAGCGGGCGATGATGGGTCCGGGGATGTTCGACGCCTGGCGGCGCGGGGACTTCCGGTTCGCGGATTTGAGTCGTCCATATTACGATCCGATCTATGGCGGGATGACGCGGCAGGCGACGCTGCGCGAACTGCTGGGCGGACGCAGCCGGAGCGGGCGGGGCGGGCAGATCATGACCGTGAACGGGTGGAGCGACGCGGATACGGGGCTGCCCGGCGGCACGGCGGCGGCGCTTGATGATTTCCTGAACAGCAGCAATGGACCGCTGGCGGGCGCGCTGATCGGCGCGCCGGGCGAGCGGCTGCCGCTGGTCGAGATCGATCTGGATACCGGGGCGTGGGTCGTCAATCGAAGCAACGTGAGCGAGCGGGCAAAGGGCTTTGTGCGCGACTCGATGGATATTCAATATCCGCGCGATTACGTCATCCGCCTGGCGCAGCAGCGGGCGCGGGAGGCGGGCTTGCAGGTGGGGACGGGGATGGCTGAACAGCTGATGAATCAGCAGCAGGCGACGACGGCACAGGCGATCCAGAGCGCGGCGCGGATTGCTGGCGTGCGGCTGACGGAGGCGCAGAACCGACGTTTGCAGCAGGCAATCAGTGGACAATATCTGGAGATGGTTTATACTACAGCGAGTAGCAAACGCGGTTCGCTCCAGAACGCGATGCCACGCGGGGCGCGGGTGGAAAGAACCGCCGAGGGGCGCGCCCGGCAGCGCGAACGGCGAGAGCAATTCATGGAATGGGTGCAGGGCGTAGAGCAATGAAGACGAGCAAGCATCAAGGCGCGTTTGTGGTGTTTAAGGATGAAGCTCTGGGCTTCGTCCAGTGTGGCGACGTGGTGGGCGAGAGCCGCGACGGGCGCTGGACGTATGTGCGAGCGGACGCCGAACTGATGAAGCTTGACGCCCAGACTGCCCGGCTCGCCTGGCACATGCGGATTGCCAGCGAACGCATCCCCGCGATGATCCAACTCCCCGCTTGACAGAAAACTACAATCGAGACTGATGAAGTGAATGCGCCAGACGGCGCGTTTTCGTTTATGAGGTCGCTTTGGGCAAGACGACGCTGAAACCCATTGTGGTTGAATTCTGGAAGCTGACATTTGTGCTTCGCAGCATTCACAAATATCGCAAGGCAGACGTAGATCGTCTGCACGATATTTGGAAGCTGGGCGCGCCGAGTCCTGACAGCCGGGTGCTGACGCCTAAAGGGTACGATCCGCGTGTGAACCAACTGCTGACGATGGGTAATCGTGAGCAGCGGACGGTGTTCCCGACGCAGCTGCAAAAGTGGCTGAAGGACATCATCATGCAGGACGGACTGGCGATCTCTGACGAAGACGCGCTGAAGCTGGTGGGCGCGATACAGGTGGAGCGACACGATGCCTGAAGAGAAGCCAGTGCCGCCGGGCGCGGACACTGAAAAGCTGACGATGCCTGAAGCCGAGATGCAAGCCGGAGATGATCTTCCTGATTTCGCGAAGGATCCGGCGAAGGCACTGAAGATGATTCAGGACTTGCGCAAGGAAGCTGCTGAATACCGCGTGAAAGCGAAAGAAGCGGATGAGGCGCGGCGCAAGCGCGATGCAGATGAGGCTGAAGCGGGCAAGGCGAAGCTACGCGAAGAAAAGAAATACGACGAGCTGGTGAAGCAGCTTGAAGCGGAGAAAGCCGCGCGGGAGGCTGAACTGCTGGCGCTGCGGCGCAGGGCGATTGCGTCGGAAGCGGGGCTGCCAGCGGAACTAGCGGCGCGGCTCGTCGGCACGACGGATGATGAAATCAAGGCGGATGCAGAGGCGCTGAAAAAGCTGCTGCCCGCCGCAGCGCCGACCCCAAGCGGGAAGACGACAACGACAGCGGTCCCGGGTGGAACGCCAGCAAGGGAGACCGACGAACAGCGCCGGGCGCGCATCTTCGGTGGGGGTAAATCGCCATTTGGATAACCGAGGACAATTATGGCACTTTCGACGACTGCTGATCTGAACAGTCTTTATAATCAGATCATCGAAGATTCGCTCATGGTGCTGCGCGAAACGAACCTGATGGCGCAGCTGGTGGCGAACATGAACAGCACTGGCTATGCGACGCGCACGGTCGGCATCTTCAGCACGACGACGGCGACGAAAGTTGCGGAAGGCGTGGACTTCACGGCTGGCACGAAATTGAGCAAGTCGGTGAAAGCGACGTTCACGCCGGAAGAGGCGATGGCGCAATTCATCCTGACGGACCGTATGGTCGCAACGGACGATGTGGACGCGATTGTCGCGGCGGCGCGTAACGAGCTGGGCGCGACGATGGCGGCGGTGGTCGATACCGACCTGCTGGCGAAATTCAGCAGCTTCACAGCGAGCAAGGGGACGGCGGGCAATCCGCTGACGATTGCGATTGCATCAGCGGCGGTGTCGAAGCTGCGCAACAGCAAGGTGATGGGGCGACTGTCTGCCGTGCTGCATCCTTATCAGTGGCATGACCTGTGGGTGCTACTGAATCAGCCAAGCGCGAACCAGGCGTTCCTGGGCGACGTGGCGAATGAGGCGATGCGCGAAAACTTCGTCGATCGCTGGCTGGGGCTGTACTGGTACATCAGTGCAAACATCAGCGTTGACGCAAGCGATGATGCGATTGGCGCAGTGTTTGCGCAGGACGCGCTGGTGCTGGATATGCGTGAGCAGTTCAGCATCCGCACCGAGCGCGACGAATCGCTGCGCGCCACCGAGTACAACGCGCACATGGGCTACGCGACTGGCGTGCTGCGGAATGAAGCGGGCGTCAAGATCACGAGTGACGCGACCGAACCCGCGTAAGCAACGCGCAAGCGTGACAGGCGAGCAGCGCTCGCCTGTTACATTTTGCTAAAGATGGACACAAGCGAGGGACTATGTTTTCGAGCGAGGCGATCAATGTCGTCGTGATCGACATCACGGTTGATCCGACTGCGGACAAGGTTTATCCGGTGCTGCGCGCGCCGCGGACATTGACGGTGCAGCGACTGACCGCGCAGACAAGCATCGCGCACGGGGCTGGCACGGCGTATGCGCTGAACCTACTGAATTACGGTTCGGGCGGGACGGCGATCAAGACGACGGGCGGGACGATCAGCGCGACGGTGGGCGGCACGGCTGCACCGATGGCAGCGAACGCGCCCGCGACGACGGCGACGATGAGCAACGGCTACGTGGCTGAAGGCGAGTACGTCATGCTCAATCTCGACGAGCAGGGCGCGGGCTGGCAGTCTGGGGAAATCCTGCGCGTGCAGGTGGATTATGTTTGGGGCAAGGC